TATAGTAAGAACTCTTACAAAAATCTTCGTAAGTTTTAACTTTTCTAGCATTCTGAGTTATTTGATAGAATCTATTATATGCTAACAACCCTGTTTGAACACGTTTTTCGTCTTTCTGTAAAGCCCGTCTTTTATTTTCGCACATATGCGCGATAAGAGTGTTTTCTTTCATAAAACTCTTATTGCAATGCACACAAGTAAACGGCTGTTCTACTAGATCTACCATTAAAAATACCTACTACCGGGTTGCCCAGATTCATTACTACCAGTACATTTGTTGCGATGATTAGTAGCTTTAGGGCACCTCTTATTTCCACATTCGGGACATAATATTATTCGAGTGAGGTATAAAGGAAATTGACTAAGAGGGTCTTTAATATCATCATCGATGATGCATTGATAGCACTCGCAGACATCTTTGATATTATTCATATTCTTTCCTTTGCTTTTTATCAAATCCCATATTATCGAATAGTTCTTTGATATCTTCTTTAGTCATCAAGGCAGCTAGCATTTTAACTTCTTCAAGTTTCATTGCAGGATTAAGTTCGGCAATTAATTTTTCGATTTTAATTATCTTTTCTTTTTTTCCTTGTGCTAGATAAGGATGATAGAATCTTTTTCCTATACCTACACTAGCCATTAACTTCCATAAAAGTGGTTTGTGATCTTTACTTAACTGCCAGTGATTTTTATTGACTAATTCATTAGTCATTTCTACAAACCACTCTTGTATTTCTCTATCATTAGAATCAACATTACTAATATAACGCATCAATACATAAGGGCTAAGAGATTTTTGTTCCTCAACAGTAAGCTCGTCATAAAATTTATGATCCCGAGAATCAACCGCAGCAAGTTCTCTTTTAATATCAAGCGCCATGATCTTTTCCTAAATAATAAATTAATTTAGCATGTTCTAATGCTAAACGCAATGCCTCATTCTTTTTAGCCGCCCGTCTAATCTGACCCCATAATTTATTTTCTTTAATAGCGTCAATAATATCTTCTGGTTTATCTTCGCTCTCTACTACAGTTCGATCACTAGTTCCGGCAATTCTAGCATAGGTAGTTTTACCGCTATCGGGATTTTCGAAGATTATTTTAATTTCTTCATTCTTCATTTTACCAGCATTTTGTATAATCTAAAATTTCACTTTGTCTACTAACTTCTTTGACAAAGAAAGAACATATAGGCTTATCTCCTCCGTGTAATGGAGTAGTTAAAAGCTGGCCGGGTTTCATTTTTGGAAAATACCATTTAACATCTCTATAAACATCGATAATATCGATATCAAGAAAATTGGGTCTATACGAACTTAAAGGATTAAAACAAAAGGTCTTAAAGCCTCGATCGTTTAAACTAGTTAGTGGCAATACTTCCATTTCCGGGCCTTCCGGATCCCCAACAACAGCACACCAATCCAATGGCATCGTGAGTTTATATTCACCGATTTGTAGTACCGCTGCCGGAGCAGTGAAACTTTCTAAGAAGATTAATGGAATGAAAAAGTAATCAGTGTTCGACGGATCACTATTATCCATAACACTGAATCGTAAATCATCATCAACTTCTTCAGGAAGATCGTTAAGATAAAATGTTTTATTTTCTAAGGTTAAAATTTGCATAGTTGTTATTTTAACTGATTCTTTCTAAATTCGTCAATGAAAATATTATATAAAGCTCCTTCATCGTGTATAACATGAGATGGAGTATATCTTGAAGTAGTTGCCCACTCTGTTTTATAAAGTAAATCTGTAATTACGTAGATAGGCTTGTTTCTTATTAAGCAAGTGTCGAATATCCAATTATCTCCGTAATAAATTTTTAGTTGACTTGGAATATCAATCCACCAATCTTTATGAACAAACATAAGACACCCGAATCCTAATGTATTTTGTCCAACCCACGGATGAATATCAATACAACCGGTTGTTGGTGGATTCTCGTTACAAATTCCAATAACTCCGGTATCGGCTGATAAGACTTTGCTGACTTTTTTAAGTAGTGTTAAATCGAATACCATATCGTCGTTCAATAAACATATTTGTTTATTAGATGCAATATTAACACCTAGATTCCATGCGGGATTGACTCCGATATTTTCTAAAAAATTATATATTTTAATCTTACTATGTGTTAATACTCCGCAATTTTTAGGGAGAGCAGCTTGGTCATTATTAATTAAGATAATTTCGTCTACATAATCATGATCAACAAGATCTTCAAGAAATCGTATATGAGGTGGATACTTCCACATCGTGGGAGTAATTATTGAAAATTTATTAGTCATTGTAATTAACCTTTTCTATTGTAAATGGGTAATGTGCTTCTTTGTAGAAGCGTTTTCTTTCTGTTAGGTGTCGTTTAGCATACTTACTTGCTGCCGTTAGATCCCAAATTTGGACAAAATCCTTGTCTTCTGCTTTTCGAATTCCTCGTCCAATACTTTGAATAACTCGAACAAATGACTTACCGGGTTCGAGCAATACAAGATTAAAAATACGGGGAATATTAATACCAACAGCAGCCACACCGTAAGTAGCCACAATAATCTTGTTGTCCGTAACAGCAATTTCATCATATTCTTCCTTTCGGTCTTTGGTTTTAACAGCGCCTGAAACAAATGCTACTTCTTCTCCGGTATTGGCGGCTAACTTTTCTTTGAGCATGTTGCCGCACTCGATTCTATCAACTAATACTAGAGTATTACCAGTTTTAGATATTTCTGCAATTTTACTAGACAAATAAGTTATGCGATTATCATTTGTAACTAGATATTTTAATTCTTCTGCATAACTAGAAAATTCTTTCCATTCGCCTGTTTGAATAATATTAACGTGACATTCACTAAGAATCCCTTTTTGTTGCAAATCGTGGGCACTGACTCTACCTACTACTTCGCCTAAACTGACTTTGATATTCTGAAAATTTATCGCTTCTTTAGGAACAGTTCCAGTTAGCCCCCATCGAATCGGAGTATTACGCAGATTATGTGTCAATAGTTTCTTAAGTACGTCAGCTTTAGCCATATGTACTTCATCAACAATAATTGTACTAACTCCTTCGAGAAATTCTGACAAAGTTACCATTTCGTTGCTTTCTTCAAAGTTTCTAGATTTTTTATCTAAAATGTTTAGACTTTGCCAAGTACAAATTGTATGAGTTTTGTTTAGATCTTTACGATCACCGTAATAGACCCCGACATCTAATCCGACATTTATAAAGTCCTCTTCTGTTTGCTCCACAAGGCTTTTGTTAGGAACAATAGTAATTGTTCGACCGTACTTTTCACAAATTTTTGAAAGTGTTGCAGTCATAATCGTTTTACCTGCTCCTGTAGCTACTTCCTGCAAGGCCTGTGGATTAGCTAAGAACGTATTTACTACCTCGACTTGATCGTCACGCAACCTAATTGGTTGACCTTCAAATCTATGTCCTGTAGGCCAGCATTTCTCTCCCCAAAACTCTTGGGTAATCTTATCAAATTCTAAAGCCGGGCTAGATCTCAAATCTTCGACTTCTATATAATAATTGTTATTTTCTAATTCAATTAGAATCTGATCTAACATATTTAAGTATGTAGTTCCGCCAATACCGAAGAAGCTTACCGTGCCGTCCCATCGTCCGAGACGGTATGATGGTCTAAATCTAGCTGTAGGATCGACCATTTTAAATTTTTTAACCAAGGCCTTACGCATATCGAGGTCCAACCCTTCAACCTTTACATTAACTTCATCTTTGATAATAATCTTACACGTAGACATAATTTTTACCTGCAGTACTAGATGGATTCATAAAAATAACATTATGATGATTTTTTATAAATTGCTGTAAAGTAAAATGCGATGAATTGAGACCAAAGTTGATTATTAAATCGAAATCTGTATTTGATTCAATCAACGGTTTAGGAATTTTTACACTAACAAAAATAAATTTCGTATTTTCATCTATAGGATTATTTAGAGAATTATCATGTATAAATTTATTACAATTTTGTAAATCGGATTGTTTTTCTAATCTAAACATGACTGAACAATCTTTAGAAGTAAATCCTATTTTCTTTAAAAATTCATAACTCTTGGTAAGGTATTTAACCTCACTCCCACCTGGAATTATAAACAAGATTTTGTTATATGCGAGAATAATTTCTGTTAATTCATCTAACTCGATTGTTCGATTTTTTGAAACAATATGATTTAATCTATCAGAATTTAGAAAATTCTTTAATACGTTATTATGAATAGTAGTATCTAATTCGTCGTTAATAGTATCACTCCAGCAAGATATGCCAAATTTCTTTGCAGTAAGTAACGCATCTATTAAATTGTCATAAGAATTTTTAGGAATATTTTTATGTTCATTTTTAAAAATATATCTTCCTAAATCGTTTTTAACAACCATAGGCACATAGGTTTCTATAGACTCTTTTATTTTTAATATCTCGTTATAGTGCTCAGTGAACTTTGAATCTTTTTCAAATCCTTGTAGATTGCCGAGGAACATGATATTGTGTTCGGTTAACGCAAATTTCCATAAATGCAGGTCCTGATCCCAGTATCCGGTTCGATATGCATATAAGGGAGTATTAATTTTATAATTTCTAAAAGAATTAATTATAGTATCATCATAAGGAAATATAACATGAATAAAACTAATTCCGTCATTATCTTTGACAATTTTAATTTGTTTTTCTGTAGATAATACTCTTTCTTCTAATTTATATAGTGGGCTTGACAAATATGCATCAATGTCTATATTCAATTCTGAAGATAGTATTTTGGAATATTTTTTAATAATAGAAAGTGCAGAGTTTTTTTGTTTGCGTGTTAATCCTCGATTTGAAAAGATTTGATTAGACAGACTAACAACAAAGTTTTTATCTCGAACTTGCAAAGGAATAAGCCCTGAAAAAATATAGGATCCATTGCAAGCCAATCTATGAATTAGATCTTCAACAAAAATAGTTTTCATAAACTTGCATCCTCTAATCCTGCTACACGAAGCTTTACAATATTAGTTATTTGCCATTGTTTTTGATCAATGGCTTTAATGATTCCTAACCATTGATTTCTTAAGAGAGCAAATTCGTTTATAACCTTTTCCATGTCAACAACATCGGCTTCTCCGTCGACATATTTTTCAACATCTCTAGAACTCAATGCTCGTTGATAATTTTCGAGATATTTTTTAAAAGTTTTACTTCGTATCCGTCGAAGTTCAATGTTTAAGTATTCTAAAACAGCTTCAATTTCTTGAAGCTGATTAAAACGTTGTTCTACAATGCCCGGAAGCTGCGAAGCAGCTTTTTCTACGTTACCGTAGAGTTTAACTTCTTTCTTCGCAGCATCTAGTTCATTATAAAAGTAATCAATGCAAGCAGGAAGGTGAGCAATATCCTTGCTCACCTTTGCATACCAAGAAGCCATTAATAATCCTCGTCATCTTCGAACGAGTCTTCTTCAAAATCATCTTCTTCGTCGCTATTCTCAACAACTTCGTTAATAGCATCATCGAGATGAGTGTCATACCCTAGATATCCTTCAAGGTCCGAAGCCTTGAACTCTTTTCCTAATAGGTAATCAACGTACTGCCTTGCAGCAGTATCTTTATTCTTTTCTGGAATATATTCCTTAAATGTATCCCAAACTTCCATAATCAAACTCTCATCCATTGTCTTCCTCCGTTACATCTTCTGTCGGTTCTTCTGCTCTAATTACCGATTCGTCCCATTGATCCATAATAAGTTTTAACTTATCTTCAGTCCAATTCTTACGGAATTCGGAAATAATTTCTCCAGTTTCTCGGTCAGTATAAGCTAGTTTATTACCTACTTTAAATAGTACACCCATCTTCTCAAACATGTCAACAAGTCCGGAAGTTGGACTCATACCAGTAGAATATGGAATCTTAACTTGTACACTTTCAAAGGGTTTAGCATAACGTGTTTTTACAACTTTACACGCTGCACGAATACCTAAAACGTCTGAAGTTTTATTACCATCTTCATCTTCTTTAAGTTTAAGTTTCTTCATTGAAACTACAATCGAACTAGCAAAGATGAAGCCTTGTCCACCGGAAATTTTATCATCGGGATCAAACATATCCTGTGATGCATATGTATGATTAGTTGCTACTAAACCTACATTGTATGCACCGAACATATTAACACAATTAGCAACTAGCGCTTTAAGAGCTTTTGCCTTACGGCCCATGTCACCCTTCATATCGCCGGCTTCAAACTGATTAACTTCAGTTGGAGTCATTAAGAATCCTAGACTATCAACAACAAACAATACCTTTGCTCGATCCGGGTCGGGCATTGTTTTATATTCTGCCATAAATTCACTAATAGTTTTACCGACATCATCAATCATAGCCATATTAAGCTTAAGCAACTTATCTTCTGTAGTTTCAACACCGAGCTTATGTAACCATGATTCGTCTAATGCATTTTCGCTATCGATTAGAATGACATAAATGCCCTGTTCCTGTGCATGCTTAATAATGTTACCTGAACAGATATAACTCTTTCCTGATCCTGATTCGCCTGCAAAGCAAGTAACTTTGCCCAAAGGAACTCCTTTAAAGAAGTCCCCCGAGATAAGATAATTCAATGCATAGTTACCTGTCGAAATCCAATCGGTAGGGTCTCGGAAACCGATACCCATACCTGGAATTGACTTAGTAATACTCTTTCTAAATTTAGAAATATCAAAATTCTTAGCCATTTTGATCTCCTAAATTATTGTGCGTTACGACTGCGAATCTTTGCAAGAATATCCTGTGCACGACTTGCTGCGGTTTCATTAGATGACGCAGGTGCGGTTGCAACCATTGCTACAGCTTCTGCTTCATTAACTTCCGGTTCTTCTACCTTAGCAGGTACAACAACCTGTACCGGACGAGATTGCCGAGCTACTGAAACAGCGTCGTCTTCGTCAATAATATCACTGCTCACTGCTGCAGGCATTGCTCCATTATTAGGACGATAACCCTTAGGCTTATAATATTGACCCCAACGATTCATATCAAACGCATCGCCTGCCAATGATGCTTCGAGCATTTCAAGACCGACCTTAGTTTCTACATCATTAGGACGCTTAGGTAAAAAGCTCTTAAGATCAAACAATCCGTACTGATTAATAGCTGCTAGTTCAGCTTCGGTCAATGCACGTTCACGTCGAGCCCACCCACTAGAATTATAATCAGCAAATTTACCTTTGGTATTTTTAACGATCCTAAAATCAAGGCCGTTTACCGGGTCAGTAACCAAATGCGGAATATCATTATCTAGCAATGCTTTAGGAATCAGAGGAAAGATCTGAGGACTAATAGCGAATCGGCGAATTGGATTTTCCGGAACACGATCTTCGACAAGCTTACTTGAAACAACGAAACCTTGGAATAGATATGTACGTTTCTTCCAATATTTACTTCCGAGATCATTATACTCTTTAGCCTTATCGAGATTACCTTTAGCAGCTTCGATCTTTTCTAGTTTATAAAAGCCACGAACTTCTTGTAGAATCGGGCATACTTCTTTTTCTCCATACATTTCCATGCATGGAACTTCTACAATAACTTCTCTACTATCGGTTTCACCCGCGATTCCGGCGAATGGCATTTTAATTACTGCGCGTTCTCGCCAAAAGTATGTATTGTTAGGATCAGCATCTGGAAGGAATCGAACTTCCGTTGTGCTATTATCTGGAGCGTTCCAGTGTGGGAAAATCGCATTATCACCGCCGGTGCGTGATGAACTACTACGATCTTGCTTTGTACTTTCTGCCTGAAGTTTTGCCCGAATTTCTGCCAATGTTGCCATAATTTTTCTCCTTGTTTAGTATGTATTATGTGCCACTTCTTCTTAAGCCACTACTTAAAAAGAAAAAGTGTGTATAAGTTAATATACACACTTCTATTTATAATTGCAAGAGTTTTAAATTATTTTTTTAGACCGGAAAGTCTTAAAATATCTTCAAATGCTTGCGTAGTTTCATGATGTTGTTTTGCTTTCTTAGATAAATGAATAATATATGCTTTAGCATACTTAACCATTTTTTCACCGAATTGTTTTTCAACTTTAGTTACAATGGCCGGTCTTCCTATAGTCCATGTACCATCTTCTCGATTGAAAAATCCTTTAACCAACTGTCTTACTAAGTATTCAGGCGAACCTTTGAGTTTAGGTTTATTCTCATCGTTCGGCTCATCATCTTCAGCTGGCGGAGTAGTACCCGGTTCTGGAGGAGCAGCACCTGCTTCAGGAGGTGGTGTTTCTTCCGGTGGAGCAGCACCTGCTTCAGGAGGTGGAGTTTCTTCTGGTGGAGTTTCTTCCGATGATTCAGGTTCTTCCGGTTCTGTAGATTTTGGCATAGATGGACTATTAGCAGTTTTATGATCTGGCATATCTAATTTGAGATCATGTAATGCTTGTGTGTCGCCTTTCTTTTTTAACCACATGCTAACTACTGTTTTCAACTCACCAAGGGGTGCAGCATCTTTTATCATCTGTTCTAATTCATCGTCATGTAATTCGATGCTGTCGAGTGCTTCGAGACCAGCAGTACCATCCGGTCCTACTTCTTTTGTATTATTTAGAATTTCTTCTAATTGATGTATCACATCGTCTGGTAAATGACCTTCGGCAATTTTAGAAGTCCACTCATTGAATTCTGCAAATTCTTTAACTTCTTTTGCAGTTTCGCAACGGCACTTGCTTTCGGGCATATTGCATTTGTGACATTTCTTTTCTTTAGTTTCGCCTACATATTCATCCAAATTAACTGTATTAGTTTCTTGCATGATACGATGTATTAATGGAAAGAATTGTACAAGATCTTCACTAAAAGAACTAACAGTAAACTTATTCTTATAATCTTCCATAGTGGTTTGATCGAGAATAATATGGTCGTTATTTGGTTGATAGCTATTCTTCCAGTTATCATAATGATGTTGTTTAGATAATTGATGCATCAAATCTCTAAGTTGTTGCAGTTTGGCACTAGTTCTTTCGACTATCTCATTAACTCCGCCTTGCATACTATCATGTAAATTTCTAGTATGTTTATGTAATGCAGTTAATTGAGCAATTTCTTCGCTAAGTCCGATAATAGCTTGACCATGCATATCATGAGGACGGCCACCATTGGCCACATGACGAAGCATTGCTTTAGCTCCTGGTAAGTGTATGAAAGGATATTTAAATCTTTCACCTTCCGAGTTTTCGATGAACAGTCCTTTAATATTTCTACTACGAGATCCCATTTGATGTTCATCAACAGGGCCATGATGCTTAACAATTAGACGTGCACTTTCTAATGGCAAGTAGCTACGCATTGAGCTGCCATACATTCTATTTTCTGCCATAACTTCTTCCTTAGTTCCAGTAGATGCGAGATATCTAAAATCATTCTTATCAAGGTTACGTTTTGTAATATCTCTAGTATCGAATCTCAATAATCTCTGTTTTGAGAAATATCGCATTTCTCTTAAAAATTTAAACCATACTTGGTGTATTAAGGGATGTTGATCTTCTAAAATTCCTTGTGTATAGAATATTTTTAGTGATCCTCTCTCATTGATACTAACGCTTACTCTTCCTAGATTATGACCTTCATGAACAAAATCAAAATCAAAAAACCTTGCTGCGCGTGGATCAATAGTGACATCACCATCTTCGTCGCCCATTTCTAAATTAGAGAAACGGCTACGTACCTTATCAAATAAATCTTGAGAAATTAACTCGATTGCTTGCATAGTATTGTATTTATGTTTAATATGAACTTATATAAATGGGCATTGGTAGGTCATATTCTTCTAAACCAGTATGATCCCGCATCTTTTCGTAAATAGATGGATCCCAATCCTGTAATAAAAGAATCATGCGAACTGCTAATAATATGCTTGATACTAAGTCATCGTGTTGACCAGTTTTAGCTTTAAATGTAATTCCAGCTGCTACGAATGTTTTCAATTCGCTAATCAATGGTTTACTATAAATCTTAATTTGACGACTTTCGATCAATTGTTTTAACTTAGCACAAGCACTTATTTTAGCTGAATGTGTAGTATTAAACCCTTTACGGAATCGTCTTACATGCCCTTTCTTAATCGGTTCACTAAGGAATAATCCAGGAAATGATTCTTCTCCTAGCTCTGTAATAGCTACTAATCCTGCCTCACCTACTGCATTATTTTCTATCGAATAATAGATGCTACTAGAGGCGCCTGCTTTATTACATTCTTCATCAACATATTTTGCCATATCTCGTAAAATACGTACTTGGTTTTGAATCGGAGTCATGTTATGATGCCATTCGGCTACTTGCTCTAATGTAGGTATTTCTAATACCTGTATTGCAGCATAATCGCCGCCTGTTCCTAAACTAGGATCTAGACTAAAAATATATGTATTTGCAGGATTAATTTTCTTATACCAACGGGCTTGGCCCATTTTCATTAAAGGATCTTTTCCTTCAAGATCAGACAAGCTAATGCTATTAATTAATGTTTCGTCAAAAATTAAGAATTTACATTCATGTTCACGTTCAAAACGTTCAATACCAACACGACTACGTTCAGTATTAGCCCATGTTTCATCGCGATCCGGATGCTGGCTCCATATAGCCATGTAGGGATAAAACCCGTTACGTCCTAATTCGGTTTCGTCGCCATATTCGTCAAACCTCTTGTTGGCTTCATTCCATATTTGTGCAAACTGATCTTCATCACTGTTAGGTGTGCTAGTAATAATAGCTTTACCACCAGTTGCTAAAGTAGGGCTAATGGAGGTCCAGAATTCAACAGCGATATTTGGTTCTACGTAAGCAAACTCATCACAATATAGTAAAGATACAGACATACCACGTCCGGTAGTTTCTGTAGTTGTTTGTGCTACAATACGTGACCCATTTTCAAATTCTATACTTTGCTTATTGTAACTAGTAACACCTGCACGTATATTATCTGGGCACATTTCGTACGCATAACGCAAGCGCTGCATGATTTCTTGTGCGCCAGTATATTTGTGTGCCGCAATCAATATAGTACTACTAGGTACAAACATAGCATACCAAAGTAGATAGCCTACTGCAGTTGTTGTATTGTGAGTAGGAATTAGAGTTTCTCCACATAAAAACATGTGGTCATGGTTATCAACTTGTAAACATCTTACCGGAACCGAAT